TCTATCGTCGTTTTACCTTTGAACAGCGACGCTACCCAGTTGGTTATCTCCTTGCCGTAAAGGGTAAGCACGGTTACGCCGGCCACAAGCAGGGTTTGCCAGGAGAAGATCGACGATGCAATCTGTTTCCATACGGGCGTGAAGGTTTGCCCGGCTTTCTTCAATTCATCAACCGATTTCTTCGCCCGTGCTATTTCATCGGCCAGCATCGGCAGGTTGTTGGATATGGCGGAAAAGAATATTTGCGGGCCATATGCCAGCGACGGCAACTCGCGGGCAACTTGCTGAATTTGGAATCCCAGCATATTGAATCCAGAGGCGTAATTGCCGACATTGCGAGTATGGACGCCCATTGACGCATCCAGTTCTTTAACTTTTGCGTCAAGGCCTTCTATATTTTTAAGTAGGTTTTGTCCCCAGTTGCTACCGCGTTCGCTTTCATTCAGAGAGCGGTAGATAGTCCGCATTCTGCCCAGAGCCTGCGACACCTCGTCAATAGACCCTCTGGCAACCTGCTCTAATTTGATTTGGTTGGCGAGTTCTTGTCTTGCGCGGGATAGGGCTTGCTTATACTCTTCAATCGAAACGGAGGCATTAAGACGGCTTGCTTTTTGGTCTTGAGTGAGTTTTATGCCGCTGCTTTCTGTTTTGTTAAGATCGATGATTTTTGATTTAAGCCGTTTTATCTGCGCTTCGTATTGGGATATTAATGCGACATTCTCCCGTTTTGAGGCATTGACTGCTCTAAGCTCTTCAATAAGTTCATGATATGCCGCAGTTTCGGCCTGGGTAGCCGCTGTTCCTGGCGTAGAGCTGCCGCCAGCAGTTCCAGTCGTGGCCGAGGCAGTAGCCTTGGACGCCGCATCCATTGCCTGCTGCTCCATCTGGGCGATCTTGCGCATTGTCTGCTCGACACGCGCCTCCATCTCGCCAATTTTACGGTTTATGACGTCGAATTCCTTTGTACTGTCCGGGATTTCGGCCAGTACCTGCCGCAACCGCTCAAGCATGGTAATAAAACTCTTGAGTTTATCGGTTTCCGCGTTTATTTTGAATGATAATGCGCTCATTGCTGCTCTTTATTGCCTCTTTTCTTATTGTTTCTTCTCCGGGCCATATCGGCGCCCGATCCCCGCACTATTTTTTCCTCGTCCCCTACGAGCGTGCGCACCTTGTCGGTCATCATGAGTAGCATGGTAGGGTAGTTTATGCCTTGGAAGGCTTCGTTGTAGGAGATGTTCAATTGATCCATCATCGTTGCAATAATGCCCGTTATCGTATTATTCCCGACGGTTTCAGACACTGTTTTCCGGCGTGTTTTGTCGATCTTCACCGAATCGAACAAGTCTTTGCCCGATACGATGTCGGCTATTTTCATGGTCGCGGCGGAAATCTCTTCACAGGTGGCATACCGCTTGGCGTACCACAGGAATAGTTTTTGGCACCATGAGCGCCGAAAAAGCAGCTTGGATATTGTTTCCATGGAATATTTTTGCCTTCCAGAGATTGAAACGTCTATTTTCCCTCCGGCGAATGCCCTTGCCAAATCCTTCACGAACGGTTGGTATACCCGGAATTTCAGCACCCCGAGCTTTACCGACGCATGATGCGTATTCAGCAATGACCTGGCGACAATATCCGCCGATTTACTCATGGTCTTTGGATATTGTTGCGGACAATCCCTCCATTACGGCTGCAACCGAGGCAATATCCTCAAGGGGTATCATCAGCAGTATTTTCTGATAACAGTCGAACAACTCGTTGAATGTGCCCCGCTTCATGAATCTGCGGCGTAAAAACCACACCCTGACACCCGCGAATATGTTGCGGCTGCCGACAACCGCCAAGGCTATACTATGCGCCATCGCCGATATACATGCCTTACTCTCGTCCGGATCTTTGTTGACATCCCGCGCCGTCATGATGCGCGTTGCCGTCATGGGGGACATCTTGTATACAGTGTATCCCTTCGATGCTATGCGGATACTGATAAACTCCAATTTCATAAGATTGATTTTAAGAAATAGGGGTGAGGGGCACACGCCTCCCACCCCTGGACTGCTGATGGCTTGGAGGTTTTTATTCGACGTCCACCTCCGAAGAATCGAACCAATATTCCGACGAGACCGCCGTGTTGTCTGGTTCCAGGGCAGCAGCTGCTACACCGATACCTACGGCTCCCTCATTATTGGTGTTACGGGCGATAACCGAGGCCTTCGGAAAGACGCAATACTGGTTGTCTTCCGTCAGGGCGATCATGCATTTTTCAATGCGCGTGACGCCTCGCGCACGTTTCCATGACGTCTCCGACCCCGTGCCGCCCATGAAAGCCGCCTTGGTTTCATAGTCGTATTGCCCGATGGTAAACGACATCTGAATGTTACCCATTTCGGTGTCTTGGCGATATACGCCATTGGTGAGTTGATTCCTGTACTCCGTCGTAGACGGCTCCTCCTCTTCGATGCTCCATGTGTCTTGGTGGATGTTCTCCACCTGTTTCGTGCTGACATCTTTAATGATGGTTGCCAGAAGGGTACCCGTAAGATCTCCTGTGACCTTCGCGGGGTCTGCATAATACAGCTTCTTGATTCCTACTGCTATTACTTTTGCCATTGTTTTAGTTGTTTTTAATGTTTAATACTCTGAATAGTACTCTGATGTAGATATAGTGGCATCCGAGGTTTACATCTTCTTCGCGGCCGATATTCTCATACCTGTACCTGTATGCGGATCCGTCGTAAGTACCGTATGTCCATTCTTTGAACCTCGCCTTGGCTGCCCGTTCGAGTTCGTCCAGCCGTTTTAGGTTCGCTTCTCCCTTGATGTCGGGGACGCACAGGTTTACAGCAACAAAGCAATTTTCCCAATACGTGTCCGACGTCTGCTCGGGTGGTGTGATGACGACGATACGCTCTCTATTGACTTTCCCCTCGGGGATAGCCCATGAAGTGTGCATGTCCTTTATCCCAACCCCCTTACACGCCGAGAACAGTATGTTGCGCGCGTCTCCCGTTGTAATCATATCCAAAGGTCTGAAGCGTTGAAATAGTTGTTTACCTTGGCTATTGCCACAGAGCCTTCGCCCCGTACTGTGCCGGTCGCCTTGTCAATGCATTTCACGTAACCTCCTTTGGGTACTCCTCTCCCTTCGTAGACGATGTGGTATTTCGATTGGCGCACCTCCCCGTTCTCTGATACAAGGCGGACGGTTGTGTCGTCGTCGCAACGACAATCACCTATTTCCTGCCATGCATCATTTTCGGACATAGCTATCGGACGTCCCAGTTCGTCGTATTGTTTGGGAGGATCGATCCTCAAATAGAGTATGTGGGGCGCGAAATACATATTACCACAAGTTCGAAGCATCCTTTATCGAGGACAGGCCAATAGAGCTGCTCAATTCTTCGCCGGGCGTGATGCCATATTGCCGAAGCATCAGTTGTGCCCGTTGCTTCATGGCGCTTTCAGACCAGGACACCGAATGCCCGTTTTCGCTTACCGACAGAGGGTGCATTATCAGGCTGTCGATGAATTCGGATACGCGCTTGGCGATTAGTTGTTGCTGATGGTCGCTACCCGCCAGGGAGTTGGGATCGTAACCCCATTCCCTGGCGAAGCGGCGAACGCCATAGTCGGAGATGGTTCCGACCATGCTGAACTCCTGATGTATGCATTCTGCGACCGTCATGCACTCCTACGATTCTACACTCAGCGAGTAAATACCGTTGATTTCGGTAATGACGGGCAAAGAGATGGATTGCGCCTTCGTGAACTCCACGCCGTTCGAGTTATCCGTCTCGCCTTTGCCCCACTGCGAGATGCGGATGCGTCCGTAGTTGGAGTAGGCAACTCCCGGCTCGGGGCGAAGCTCGTTGTCTGCGTAGGCGTTTTTGATAACGCCGAGACGACCCTCCGGCACGAATACGAGGCTCTTGTCATTCCACGGTTTGTATTCGCGGATCTTGCCATTGTCCTGAATGCGCGTCATCCGTCGGATCACCTCGAATACGGGCAATCCGTTCGACCGCATGAACTCGTTTAGGTTGGCCAGCAGAAGTGGTGACGATGATTTGTCCGTGCCGAAGATGACCTGCTTCATCTTCTTGCTGCGCAGGATGTACGAAAGCCGCTTTTGATCCAGAAGGATGCGGTCGAAGGTCACCTTCTCCTGAGCCGCATCGACAATGCCTTGGATATCCTCGAATACATCGACCGTGTCGATGTTGCCCTCCGTCCACTGTGTATCTGCTGTGGCGATGTTTTCTTGCGGCATGCCATAGTCGATATTGCCTCGCACACCTCCTTCGGGGTTGTTTTCCTGAGTGAATGAAAATACCCCTTTGTTCGAGAGGGCACCTAGGAAGATGATGTCTATTTTGGCCTGTACGGATTCCACGACCCGTTCAACGCCGCCCCACATGAGGTTTACGAGCTGCTGTTTCTTTGCCTGATCTGAGATCATGCGTGAATCCAGCAGCTGAAGTACCTTCCGATAGTCTTCAATGGGCATCGGTAGGGTCATTTGGTGAATGAGGACTTTCTTGGCTATTGTAGCCAGGCCTTCAGTTCCCATAATGGGTTCCTTGCCTTTCGAATCCAAGGTGGCAGCTGCTACGCCCAGATTATACGATCCGATGATCTCTTCGAAATTGAACCCTACCGTGGGAGTATCCCACTCCAAAAAACGCTCGTAGACATTTTGGTCGAACAAGCGCTTGCGCAGTTCAGATGCTGCGTCGATGCGAGCTTGCACCTGCTTGGTCAGCTCGCTGAAAATAGAAGAATAATATACTTCGCTCATTGTTTACCTGTCTTTTACTGTCTGATGTACTTGATTTCAGGGTTGTTTTTCATACTGTAGCCTTGCAGCCAAGTCTCGGGGATGGGGTATGCTACATCCTTGAGGATTCGCGCCCCATAAGCTGCCGAGACAGTCGGAAATCCATTGGCCTTGGTGTATTCCTTTGTCGTTTCGATGACGGCGTCCGGAATTTCATCCCCTCCGAGCAGATCAGCGCCTGCTACTGCTTCTGTCATTGCTGCGCTTAATGTGATTTCGTCGTATGATTCGTTGGCGGTGCTAATGCTCTTGATGGTGCCGGAGGAATCGCCTACTTTGACGGCATCGTTGATCTGGAACATAGAGCCCTTGATGACACGCGGTTTGGTTGTGGTACCGCCCTCTACGATTCGTGCCGATTTGCAGATGGTGCACTCCATGTTCTCGAAATCGAGTTTGATAGGCGTTCCCTCTTTGAGTATCGTGCCTTCCGGATAGGTGCCCTTCACGGCGAAATCACCCGGCAGCACTTCGCGCTCTCCGCGCCAGAATACCGGGAACCCGCCCTTAACTTGTGTCTTTTCGAATTTAATAGCCATGTTTGTTGTTGTTTTTATTTTGCATCCGGCAGATTTTCAGCCCACATTTTGGCCTCCTCTTTGCTTTGAGCCTCAGATGTGGAGAAGGGGAATGCCGTTTCCTGCCCCTCAAGCCCTGCGGCAACGAATCGCGTCTGGAGTGCTGCGAACTTCTCTTTGAGCTTCGCTTCGTCCGGATTTTCCTCGCTCATTGCAGATGCGAGGTTTAGGATATCATCCAATGCCGATTCGTTGATATTTGCCGCCTTGGCCGCTGTGCGCAGCAATGAATCCCGTTCGGCCTTTACACGCGCTGCTTCCAAGGCATCGTACTTTGCTTTTACAGCATTTTCACGCTCTTCCTGCTGGCGTTTGTAGGCTTTGAACCATTCGGGCTCTTCGCTACTGGGAGTAGTATTCGCCTGCCGCTCCCCTGTGGCAGGTTGCTCGATAGGCTTCCCGTCTTTGAGGTTATGCCGCTTCTCGTAGTTCTTGACTGCGGTCTGCTGCGCATCCCCTGCACGGTAGTCGCCGTAGCTGGTTAACACGTCCTGAAAGCCAATCCCCTCTGCTATGGTAGGTAATTGCGCTTCGTCCGTTACATTCTCTGACTTCTTCGTTGCGATTCGGTCGAGGATCGCATTGTCCACCCCTGCAAATTTGGTTTGGAGCAGTGCTAAAAGTTTTTCTTTCATATTATTTTAATTAATCTCTGTTGCAAAGATTTCGACGGGCATTTTAATAACAATGGGCAGGACGGAAATTTATACTTTTTTTGTACGGTAATTCAAAGCCTCTTTTATGCATTCAGATATCCAGCCGACCAAATAACAGAATGGCTCTTGGTTACTGCAATCAATGCGTCCACCGATATAATCGAATATCTCCATAGCCGCATGTGTAGATTCGTGGCAAACGTACTGGATATTTTGAGCGTTCGCCTTTGTGGCGAACCTGATAAGAACTCCACCCCTTTTATTTGTGATGTCGTATGTACTCTGCGTATCCGCCGCAGATGTGTCGTCCATATCTGTTATATTTTCAAACCTATCGCTTATTGCAGATGCGCTTTTTTCACCTATCACCACCCAAATTAACCGAGGATAAATTTGCGGATCAAATTGATGTATAATAGCCTTCATTGTCCTAAAAGTTTTATTCAGCCGAGGTGTTGATGCTTGAATTCTCGTCTTTTTTGGTCGAAAGGTTTGTTTTTGCATCCTGGTAAATGCTTGTGGCAGAGGCTTCTTTCATTTGCCTAATTCTTTCGATTTCCTCTTGGTAATTATCTGCAACACCCATTAATTTTACAGATTCCTCAAGTGAAAGCACTCCATCTGCATAGGCTTTCCCTATGGATTGCCACCTTGCAGTAATGTCTTCGTTGAAGGGCTCCGAAAATTCATGCTCGATCTTGAGGGTGGCGAGTTTGTCTCTCATATGGATATGAGTTACATTCATCATAATCGCCAAAATGAGATTCTTTTCCCGGTCGACGAGTTCGTCATATATCTCTTTTCGATTATCACGCTTGATATATCCGAGAACCATTGCGCGCTTAATGGCTTCACCGGACAAAGTCCCCAATCCGACCATTTTCTCTGGAGTGAACTCCGGAGTGAAAGTATCGAAAAGTATAGATTCTTTTAAATCCGACTTTTCCTGTTGCCTCGTTTCAGACGACATAGGTGGATTAAGGTATTCAAACCGATCATCTTTGCTTGACAGCTTGATCCCCTTTCCGGGGGAATCAGCTTTGGGAAGACTTTTGATAACCTCTGCGGTGGCAATGAACATTGGATCCGCAAAGTAATTGTTGGTGTCTGCGGTTTTTGAGTCAATACTTTCTTCCCGATCAATTCGGGGCTGCAATCCATCCCATGCCGTATTTTGCTTGTAATAAATGATGTTAATTTTACCAGTTGGATTAAGCACTGGGGTCACATCCCAACCTATTTTGGCTTTTCTGCCCCGGAATATAAAAGTGGGTGTATGAATGTCGAAATGCTCTACTGTTCCGGCGCCCTCCTTCAAATAATACCCACATCCAAATGCGAGGAGGTTACCATATTGGTCGAACATGGGGCGCAAGGTATATCCGTTAGACTTCGACAGCACAACTATTTTCACCCAAGGAAGCCCCGTTGCCTCGTCCCTGTAAATGTGATACAGCTTTGCACTTTGGGTTTCGGCTCCGGCCAGCCGTTTAGCCTGTCGCATCTTACTGTCGAATCGTATTTCTCGAAGGAATTGTTTGTAAGCCGAAAATGCATCGGCATCACCGGATTCGTCGGATACCTTCCATTTTATCGGATTTCCAAGCAGGAAGAACAATTCCACCTCATTTATATAGCGTTGACGAGTGCGGGGCAATTTCTCCGTGCGGTAATCTTCCTGTCCCTTCCTCGTTTTGTCTCGACGCCCCATTACGGCGTGGGATTTTGGATTGTATTCGCACAGGGCCTTGGACACTTCGACATCATGATCTTCCATCAAAGACATAGCCCGGCTGATGTCTTTTGCCTTGATAAGCTCCATTAAATCCCGCTCAACACCTAATGCATTGAGCGTTTTATTTTGGAAAAATGTAAAAAGGCGATCTAAAAAGTTCATTGTTTACCAAATATTAATATCACTTAAATCATCGTCTTGTATCGGTGTGCTGCGCTTTTCAAAGCATCCGGTCAGCGCATCGGGGGCATCGTCATGCGCATTGCCCCCTTCTTTCATGTATCCCATAATGGCCTGATAGAATTCCGGCCACCTTTTGTCCCAATTTGTCGGGAAAAATGTCATGTTGTTGACGTCTGCCGACTTGGTAAATATGCGCACCTGCTTATTATCGGTCTGGCAAAAGCAACTAACCGTTGTGTGGGTAATGTTCATCTGGCGAAGGATGCGTTCTACATTGCGCGCAAAGCCCCGCCCTCCGTTATTGCTTTCAATATTAGCCCATTCCGTCCTGTTCCTTGCAAGCATTTCGGCCGTCTTGGGTTCGGTATACTCCATGGGCTTTTTTGTGTAGAGCACATCGGTCACATAATTTCCCTCGGGTAATTCGTCGTAACATATCGAACATAGATAGTCGCTTCCCGTATCTGCTGTATCGGTGTAATTCTTATGCGTGCAATCTTTGGAGTAGGGGATAACGTCGTATGTTCGGAATTCACGATACATTAATCCCTCAAGAGGCTTGGGATTCTGCATGTACTGGGTCTCAAATATGAAGGGATCCGCTTCTTGGTATCGCTTTAATTTATCAAGCGCGAACCGATCCTCCCAAAGTGCACGTTCGGTAGGTAGCCCTGCATCTAAGATTGCGGGGAATTTGACAACATCCCATTCTCCACCTTCCTCTATCGTGCCTTCAAGCTGCAATAAGTATCCGCAAAAATCATCTGGAGCGAGCCTTTGAGCTGTTACAATGACCGGGGTGCGAACGTCATTAAGACGGTTCTTGAATGTAGAAGTCCACAGTTCGCCAATGCGCTCTTTGGTAGTACTGGAGTAGCTATCCTGCGCCTTCATTGGGTCGTCAATACTCATTGCACCGCTGAATTCTTGTGCTCCCAGTTTACCGCATCCAAATCCTGTTATTTGACCCATAAAGGGAGCCGCATACATTACGCCCCCGCTTGAGGTGGATATACTTCCTTTGGCATTGTTGGACAGTTCGACATTTGGGAAGAATGCGCGGTAATTGGGATCCTCCATGATCCTTCGTATGTTCGTAACATTCCGGGTAGTAAGTTGATCGCTACTCGAAAGATGCATGAACTCGGAACGCGGATTGATGGCAAATCCTATCGCAGAGAAAGACACGACGGCTAACTCTGTTTTAGAATGTCGCGGAGGAATGTTAAACATGAGCCTATTAGTCGGGTGTTCTCCACGGAGTACTTGGTCGAGTTTATGGCATATTATTCGATGATGGGGCGCAATCCGAAAAGGTTGTTTGTTCACAGCCTCGAACATTACAGCCGTAAATGCCAAACACCCTTCCTTCAACAAGAAGTCGCCTACACTGGAATAATCAGTCATTGCCTCTGATCGTTTGCATAAGTTGGAAGAACCTATCTGTGTTGAATGTGGGCTGCGGAATATCATTACCCTTGGTGTCGGTGTTGGCTGTTTTCTCCGGAGCGTTGTAGCCAAGCATTCGGTTAATGGTTTCTATCGCCTTACTCTTGTCCATCAATTCCACAACTGGGCTGCCTGAACGGTCTATTTTTATGGATTGAATTAAACGGCGTTTCTCGGGTGGAAGAGATTTAAGGTCTTGGAAAGAAATAGACGCAACCTGCCGTACGCCATATTCGGTTTGCATGTCAACCATATCGGCATCGACAAAATCGAGTACGTCTGCATTAATGATGGATACATTAAGCCGGATTAGCTCCTCTTTGGTGATAAGTTCTTTTTCGGCTAATTGGGCTTGAAGTTGTTTTACCCTCCCCGTAACCTCCCCGTTTTGAAGCAGCTCGCTCGATCTTTTCCATACCGTTTCATCGCTCATTTTCGAACACTCATACGCAAAGCGATACGCCTCGGATGCGTTGCCGCACTCGAGGTACTTGTTGCAGAACTTCTCCTGCTTTATCGTCAGCTTCCCTTCTGCCATGAAAAACAATCTCTCAGGGCAAAGGTGGGAGCAGGCATTTTAATAACAATGGATTCCGCCCCTAATTTTTGAGGCTTTTATTCTTGGGTGGATTGTTCTAAAGGTTTGTGTTTTCTCTATAAGAGAACCTTACTTTGGTGGTGTTTATTGTTCTAAAGGTACAAAAAAAAGCCCCGGTCATACGGCCGGGGCTGATGTTGAACGAACTTCTCGCTATTTATTCATGTAGTCAATCAAAACCTGCGCAGGACATCCCATTGTCCGCAGATTGTTCTTGATAATTCCTATCGGGATGGGATTTATATGCGTCTGGAATATGACAGGACGAAGCATGCCCTTCTTGCACCATTTTTCATGGCCGCCTTTGATGCCGCCATATTCCCATCCCAAGTGCTTTAGGAACCGACGAAAATCCGCAATGTCAATATTCGATAAAGCACCCATTATGCACAAGGAAGCGTTATATTCTCCCGAATAGTCCTGTATGCTTTGTTATCGACAATATCTGCCAGCTCGCTGCTTCGGGTGATAAGATCGCTCGTCTTTGGAGGCTGTCGCTTTTTCCATCCATAAGATTCGAGCAGCGCACTAAGAGTTCCCTCAGATATAGCGTACTTTAAGATTTCTTCAAGCATGATTTCAAAAGACCGTCTTGCCTCCTCCTCGCTATTTCCGTATCCGAGAATATCAAGGGCAGCGCAATAGGCATAGTAAATCTTGTCCTCCTCATAGAGGATGACGGCCAAACTTACGCTTATGCCAGTACCTTCTTTCATTGGATAGCTTCCATTAAATTGCTGCGCTTTCATCGTTGGGATGGTAGTTGTTATGCAAATATAACATATTTCATGCTAAAAAACGCACAAAGGTAGTGAATAATTATATACTTTGAGTAAAAAAGCCCCGACTGTGTGGCCGGGGCTGAAAGGTAGGGGAGGGATTACCAGTCTTCTACATCTCCGCCTGTTATCCCATCTTTAATGGCTTTCTCTAATTGATTCTTCATTGCAATCATATACATACAACAAGCACAATACGCTTTTGCTCCAGCTTTCCGGGATAATCCAGCAGCGGCATCAACAAAGGGAAAAACCGCTTCCGGTTTGTAAATGCCCATTGTTGTCGAAACATTCCCTGACATTGCCCCCGCAACACCTCCTCTATTTACTGATTCATATTCTTGGATGGTTGTAATAAGTCGGGCTCGACCGTCTTTAATATCTATCCGAAAAAGAACATAGGCGCTGATTTCATAACTAATTGCAAATCCGACCTGTTCTGCAATGTTTTTCAAATAACCTTTCGCGAGTATAGTCCCCGCATCTTTTTCATTTAATTGAATTACTGATTTTCCTGAATTAAATGTGTGAACGAACCATGAGTTAGTTTGAATATATATCTGATCTTTAGATAACGATGGTGCTTGGATAATGTTAATCATTGATATGTTGCCGTTGTTGTCTATACCGGCAACTTGATCCCTAAAAAATAGTGCCGCGCTTAAATAATCAATATTCCCATCATGGTTACCATCTAAAATATCTAAAATGTCAGCATATTCGTTTTTACTATACGAAACGCTTTCATACGAATTAAGGTTCATCAGCTTATCAAAAGCATGTGATTGTATTTTCTCTCTTTCCGCTATAGACGCTGCTTTTGCCTCTTCATTTAACCTATTTGATTCCAAGTCGTTAATTTGCTGTACGGCCTGACGCCCATATTTTTCTATAAAATCCTTTTTCGGCACGTATGATTTCGTTTCTGGGTCAAAATAAAGTTGTTTCCCTTCATGGATAATAGCCAAACTTGCAACATTATGCGCGGCAATTATTTCTTGCGCCTTTTTAAGGTTATAAGGCTGCTTCGCATTGACATTATAGGTAATACCTAAAGTAATAATTATTAGTAAAAGTTTTTTCATGAGTTTATGAATTTACCCCTATCGAAATGAGTTGGTAAGAAAAGAGTAAAAAATATTTGTGCTATTGAAATAATCCGAAGTTTTTATGTTTTGGTCTGCGGGCGCCCCGGTCATTTTTAAAGGAGACCGTAATCTCCTTTAAATGTGTAGCTCGATTATATGGATCTTATTTTGGGTGGTTCTATTTTATCATATTGCTTCCGCTCTAATGAAGATGGCATTAGTCTAATTAGAATACCGCTATGCCTCTTTTTTTTGGGCGACATCGCCCTTGCTTTTCGCTCTCTCTTCTCGGTACAGGTCAATTAAAGCCCCGTTTTGCCGAATCAACTCCTCGTTTTGGCGGAGTAGTGAATCTAAGAATCTCTCCATAGTTTTTGGGTTATTTAGTTCAGCTTTCGTTGGCGTGACGTCTTCGCCTCCTTGGCTGACAGGTTGGTCGGTAGTTTTGAGCATGGGCTCTTCTTCGTATAGGAGCCAGTTTCTATTGATGTCAGGAAATTTGTTTAGAATTTTAGAGATTCTGTCAGGGCGAGGCATTTTGCTCCCCTCTTTAAAATATCCATTTGAAAGCCCCGCCTGTCTCTCAAATTGCGAAACAGAAATCCCTTTATACTGACAATACGCTTGGATTCTCTCTTTAAGGGTCATGATATCAGAGGCTTAATATTATTTTAAAATCGTATAAATATTATTTATGCAAATATTCTAAGAAAATCATCGAATTCTTAGAATTATATTCTATATTTGCAATGTGAAACCCACAAAGCTGATACAAATATACGATTTAAGATGAAAAACGCAAGCGTGGGGACTGAATATTTGACGATTGTACCTTTTTGAAGGTAATAAAAACGGACAACGCGATGAAAGCAACTTACGACAAATCGAAGATCATGAAGAACGCCTGGTACCTTAAAAAGGTACAGCCGGGCAAGAGTTTGGGGGATTGCCTGCGCAAGGCTTGGCGCAACGAGAAGTTGGCGATGCTGACCGCGAAGATCGAGAACCGCCCGACGGAGCAGCCGAAGGCCACGGAGTACCGCCCCGAACTGCTGAAAGTGCCGACAGGTTTCTATGGTGTCCGAGGAATGTACTATGGTGACTAAAGCACGATGCAATATGAACGAAGTAATTCAATCGACTGACCGCTTGACGGCACTACTCGAGGAGCAGGCCGCCTGCATTGAGCGGATCATGGCAATACTGGACAAATAATATGAATATGAATACTGCAAATCAGCGCGCTGTAAAGTTGCCGTTCCAAGAATATGTTTCTACACTTGGGAAGACTCGCAAAAGTAAGTTGTGGGCAGAAATTCGTCTTGTGACAGGAAAGGACAGGACAACAATATGGCGATGGGCGCACGGACACACCCGTCCTGACAAGTCAGACAGGGATAACATAGCATTCTGTGTATATAAATTCTCTGAAAATAGGTTCCCCGGCGACGCATTATTCCCAGAAGATTATCCATACAAAGGTACCCATGCAAAGGTTAAATAACGTAGAGTTTTTTAACTCACCCGAAGGAGAGGTGCAGATTCGCGACGAAAAGGGTGTCCGCACATATATGGAAGAAGAAAAGGAGCTCACCGACGCATTATTCTCGGTAATTGAGATTGACTACCCGCAGGCATTCAAGGCGCTGTCGGAGATTTACAATAAGAGCAAGGTGAATGCCCCCTATTTCAAATACAGGTGCGCACACCGGTTTATCCGCTGCAACTTCGGGATGTACGACAAAGTGCCCGATGTGGACGAATTAGGCCGGTTCAACTTCGAGAATGTTGCTTGTCCGCTGGTGGGGGAGTGCAAATACTATAAAGTAATCTGTAACCCAGAGTTTAATACTAACCTGACAATGCGGGAGAAAGAGATTGTCCGCCTATATAAAGAGGGATGTAAGACCGAACGGATTGCCGAAATACTGTCACTCTCCCAGTTGACGGTCGAAACACACAAACGAAACGCTATGCGTCGCACAGGGTCGACAACGCTTGCCGAACTCGTGATATGGGCTAACAACCACGGACTTTAAACACAAAATATAACCAACCATGAAAACAATTTATCTCTGGGTTTCAGGCAAAGGCTGGACACCCTTTCAGTACAATGAACTTTCTGAATTATCCTCCGAATTTGAGGCGCGCAATATCAAACTGGGCGACGGGTGCGAACTGGGCGACGGGTGCAAACTGGGCGACGGGTGCGAACTGGGCGACGGGTGCAAACTGGGCGACGGGTGCGAACTGGGCTACGGGTGCAA